GATCTCTAGAGCCTGTTTTAAATTACTAATCACATGATAAAAGGGTGAAAAACTCCTAGATAAATTCTCCATTTCTAAAGTGTATTGATTTTCTTTATCTGTTAATAATTTCAGTAGCTTAATCTGTTTCTTATAAAGACATATTATGTCAATAGTAAATGAATCTTTATCATTTTTAATTACTTCAACTCCCTTTGACTTTAAAACCTTAATAATCTTCCCTAGTTTGATTCTCCAATCTCGTTTATAATCAAAACTCATAATTTCTCCTTAGTATATTCAAGTAAACTCTCTTGAGTTCCGTATTGTCTTTCCCAAATCTTTTTTCCTAAGTGATGTATACCAAATTTCCCCTGATGGTGCGTATGACATAAAGGTATAACCTCTTTGCTTTTCATACCCATTCCTGCTCCAGTTAAGTGGTGAATACAGGGTGCAGTATAAACTTCATATTCTCTTAAACATACTACACACCCTAACTCTACTAACTTCTTATAATGTTCTTTGGTTTCCTTGTTTGGTGGTTTTTTTGCCATTTAATTTAATCCTTTTAATATCTGTTTCAGTTAAAAAATATCTCTTAACTTTTTTCTTAGTGTTAACTTCAACCCATTCATCTGTTACTGGAATACCTAACTCTTTCAAATCTTTGATTCTCCTAGAGCCATATAGTGAATAGATTGGACTTTGACTCATATCTAAACAAGTAAGTTTATCACCTTTAACTAACTTCTCATAGATCATTGTTGCTTGACTTCTTTTTTCTTCGTTCATCATTATTGTTCCTCTATCTTAATTAATATTTGTTTTATTTGTTTAATCTTCTTACTCAGGTCTTTTCTTTGTTCAGAAAGCACTATTATTAAAGACAAAAGTACCTTTATATCTCCACTATCTATCTCGCTAAATTTTATTTCCTTGTTAGTGATAGGACATAAAAAAGTGTTAATCTCATTAAGCAATTCTGCTAAATCTGATAAACCTGAATTTTCAAGTATTGATTTCTCAGTTATTCTTTTTGATTTGATATCTATTACTTTATTCATCTTCTTCTCTCCTGTCTTGTTCATAGAAAACTATACTTGGCATGATGTCAGCTAACTTATCAAGCCTAATATCTTTGAGTTCTCTCTCACTTAACGTATTTTTGAAAGCCCAGTGGTTATGACCATAATAACTTTCACACATATCATCTATCATTTCACTTATATCTTTACTCACTTAATTCTCCTAAAATTTCCATCTTCGCTTGGATTAATTCATTAATCATTTCATCAATCATTGTTACACCCTCAATATTGTAATCTTCACATGCAGTTTGAAATTCATCTATAGTCATAGAAGTTACCTCATTAAGGGTTTCTTCTTTAGATTCTTCATATTCTTTAATACTCATCTGTTTCTCCTAAAGTTTGTTTAAGGTATCTTGTAATGATTCAATATCAAATTTCAGACCTTTTTGCAGTTCAGTTAACGATAATCTAGTCATTGCAGTTATTCTGTCGTGTGAATCTCCATGAACACAAAGGTATTCACTAGTTGCTTTTAATAGGTTTTGGCTAACTTTTAGTTCTTTAGTTAAACGGATTACCATCTCCAGTTCCTCAGAACGTTGATTTTCTTCAAAACTCTTTAATTGCTTATCTGTAAGTGTATCTAACATATCTATTCTCCTGTTGTTTTATTAACCCTAGTCTATAAAAAATGTTAATGCAATGTTTATTTTATGAGTATGAGTTATATAATTTATGTTCTTGCGATTTTGAGCTATTAACTGATCTCCATAAATTACTATGGATTTCAGAAATTTTTAGAAACCATCTTAACTTTTGTTCCTCACCTCGTAAGGTGGCTATAAGGGCGTTTAATTCTATTACCTTTGGATTTGTACCTGAAATAGCTTTCTTGGTCATTTCAGTACCAGTTTCGACCTCTAAATAGGCTCTATAGGTTAACTCCTTTCTCCTTTCTTCCAATAGGTCTAAGTTTTTTGTTGTTTCACCTAAATCTACTGCATTTTTCCTCATGTCTATTACCAATTTTTCTAAACTTTGTTCATTTAATTTGATTTGCACTTTACCTTTCTCCTGATTTATGATATTAATTATAATTTATTATATATTATTATTATTTATATTTATATATTTTTTTATTCCTTCCCCCACCCCCAGTATTAATATACACTATATATAGGCAAATTAGCATAGACATATATCTTTGTAAGATTATCTCTTGTAATAAATATTTTTGTATGCCTATAATGATTCATATTAAAAAATAAAGGAGTTAATATGGAAAATACATATAAATCAGTATTTGAAACCTTATCTAAGGTAGATGTTACTGGAAAAACAGAACAGAAAGGAAAATATTTCTATCTTAAATGGTCTTATGCTTGGCATATCTTCAATCATTTCTATCCTGAAGTACAAGTAAAATGGTTAGAGCCATTTACTTATGACAATGGAACAATGATTTTAAGATGTCGTGTTGAGATTGGTGATCTTTACAAAGAGGGTTGGTTGCCTGTCTACGATAATAACTATAATGCTATAGAAAACCCTAGAGCAGATGACATTCAAGACAACATGCAAAGGGTTATGGTAAAAAACATGTCACTATTCGGTTTAGGATTACAGTTGTATCATAACGGACAATCAAAACCTGAAGAACTAAATCTTGTTGGCGAGATTAACGATCCTATTTTAGAAGATATATCTATATCTAAAGATAAAATTAATGAGATAACTAAACAGCTTAAAAATGGGGGTTTAAAAGATGGAAACACAAACGAAGTTGAATTCGCAAAAATCCTTTAACCTTAGAAGTAGTTTATTTAAAGATTATGCCTTTGGATTAAAATATAAATCTGCTGGTCAATTCTTTATGTCACCTACACAAAGAGCAAGAAGACTAGAGTATGATTTAGGAATATCAGTAGAGCCTGAGATGGATAGCTTTGCAATTCCATATATAGAATATGGTCTAAAATTTGAAATGTCAGGTATTGCTAAACATATCTTAGTTAATAAGCAGATGATTAAAGACTATGGTGATAATCAGCAAAATTATATAATCCAAAATTGGTTGAACTTAAAAGAAGATGTTGTTGTCGATATTTCTACAACTCCAGATGGCTTGAGTCTAGATGAATCAACAGTAATTGAAGTGAAATGTAGTAAAATGGGTAAGGGATTATATCCTCAATTCCCTAAACAGTATTTACCACAGATAGCTGGTCAGATGATGATTCTAAACATGCTTGGAGTACCTGTAAAACAAGTACATTTAGTTAATTGGAATCCTACAGAAAGCAAAATATGGTGTTTTAAGAGAGATCAAGACTATGAAAACTACCTAATTAATCATCTTGAGCAGTATTCAATGGTTTTATTAGGCAAAGCTGAGCTAGAAAAACCTGTTAAATATGAAAAAGAGTTAGATATACAACTAATTTATGGAGAAGAATAATGTTAGAAATAATTACACTTTTTGAATGTCAAAAGCAACATAATGAACTGAATTCTAGGGAATTTTCTCAATGGATTCTAAAAGAAATTGTAAGTGCTACTAAAATGCACGAACAAGAACATAAAAACAACCAACAGGAGAATAAATAATGAGTAAACCAATATATATAACAGTCTTTATGAACGATAAGTTTAGTAAAATAACAGACTCAATATATGAGTTAAGAGATCAGATTAGCCAAGAAACAGGTAGGAATTGTCCACCCTATTTATCCAATAGTAAATTCAGTCCACAAGAAGAAATTACTTTAAGTCCAAATCAGACTTACCAAATTTCATTTTGGTTTAACGAGAAAGATGGCAAAAAGACTGCTAGTATCTCTATTAAAGAGTCAGAGGGAGATTATCAAGGTGGTAGTGGTGGTGGATATAGACAGTCTTCTGGTAAGGATTATAAAGCCAAACCATTAGATACTAGTATTTTTGGTAAAGAGCCTGTTCGTGAGAAAGAAGACAACAATGATGTGCCTTTTTAGTGAGTACTTACAACCAAAATTACTATTTTCAAAATAGAAAAAAAATTTCTTTATATAACCAAAATAGAAGAAAATCTAATCCTGATGTAGTTTT